TATGGCAAAAAAGAAAGGACTCTACGCAAACATACACGCAAAGCGTAAGAGAATAAAAGCTGGTAGTGGAGAGAAGATGCGTAAGCCTGGAACTAAAGGCGCACCTACTGCTGCTAACTTTAAGCGTGCAGCAAAGACTGCTAAGAAAAGGAAGAAAAAGTAATGGCACTTAATCGCACTAGCTTTCTTAATGCAGTTAACAGAGTTCTACAAATGCTTGGAGAAGCACCTGTTAACAGTTTGCAGGGTCAATTTGGTTTGGCAAAGCAAGCAGAAGATACTTTAAATGACGTTAGCAGGACAATACAAACAGAAGGTTGGTCGTTTAATACAGACCTGGAACAGAAATTGGAACGAAACTCGTCTAACGAGATAGAGTTACCGAGTAATGTAAGTCGAGTTGTAGTTGATAATTTGGAATACCCAAACATAGATGTAGTGCAACGAGGAGACAAGTTATACGACAGAAGAAATAATAGATATACATTTGACGAGGATTTAATAGTTGATATGACAACCATTCTTGAGTGGGATTTACTCCCCGAACACGCAAGGCAATATATAACTATTAAAGCAGGAAGGCAATTACAAGAAGCGATTATTGGTTCTGCCGATCTAACTAAGTTAAACCTTACGCAGGAACTGGAGGCTCGTAGTGCTTTCTTAGAAGAAGAAACAAGTAAGACAGAGCATAGTATGTTGCGTGGGCATCTTAATAGAACTAGCCCTATCAATACTTACATTCCTTCTCGTACACTTGAGCGTTAACTATGCCACTAATTAGTAGCTCTATTCCTAATCTTATTAATGGAGTAAGTCAGCAACCAGCAGCGTTACGCCTGGCATCACAGGCAGAGGAAGTAATTAACTGTATGCCTAGCCCTGTTGAAGGGTTAAAGAAAAGGCCACCTATGCAACACATAAAGAAGTTGTTTGCAGGATCAGCTGGAACTGGTAGGCCATTTACACACATTGTTGATAGAGATGGTGTTATTAGATATTTAATTTTTATACAAGATAACGCTATTAAAGTATTTGATTTAGATGGTAATGCGCAAACAGTTACAACACCTAATGGCACTAGCTATCTAAATATCACAGGAGAACCTAGCTCTGCATTTAGGGTTGCTTCTATTGCTGACTTTACGTTCATAGTCAACAGAGAGAAAACAGTTGCGATGGATACTACAAACAAGTCATATAATTGGGGTACAAAGTCGATGGTATTTATAAAATCTGCTGATTTTTCTACAACCTACAGAGTTAAATTAAATGGCACAGAAAAAAGTGTTACTACAGGCAACTCCTCTGGCACTGCTCCTGACACAATAACAATAGCTAATGACTTGGCTACACAGCTTAATACTATATCTGGATTCACAGTAACTAATACTGACTACATAATTAGAATTACAAAAGATGATGGTGGCGATTATACGCTAGAAAGTAGTGACACAAAAACAGCGACAGCGACATCAGCAATAAAGGGAACAGTAGATAGTATTACTGATTTGCCTACGATTGCGGAACACAATTTTACAGTCAAGATCCAGGGTTCTGCTACTACACTCTTTGATGATTACTATGTAAAATTTGAAGCTACATCTGGAAGTGGTTTTGGCCCAGGAGTATGGAGAGAAACTGTTGCACCAAATATAAATTTTCAATTTGATAAATCTACTATGCCGCATACGTTAATAAGAAACGCTGACGGCACATTTACTTTTGCACAATTTAACTACTCAGGTCGCATAGCAGGAGACTATTCAACTGCACCTGACCCTACGTTTGTCGGAAGTAAAATAAAGAATATTAATTTATTTAGAAACAGACTTGTATTCCTTGCGGATGAAAATGTAATACTATCAGCCTCTGATGCGTTTGATAGATTTTTTCCAGAAACAGTACAAACCGCCCTGGACTCTGACCCTATTGATATAAGTTCTGGTGGTACATCAGTTAACTTTTTAAACAGCAGCCTGGCTTTTGCTAATACATTATTGCTATTCAGTTTACATGGACAATTCAGATTAGATACTGGTTCAACAGCTATAGGTACATCGCTTACGCCAAAAACAGCAACTATAACTGCCATAACTACATTCGATATTGTTGATACTGTTGATCCGATTGGTGTGGGTCGAACAGTTTACTTTGGAATACCAAAGGGAGACTTTAATGGTTTGCGTGAATACTTTTTGCCTGACGCTAGTGGGCCAATACCATTATCAGAAGAGGTTACAGCTTCTGTACCTAGATTTGTTCCTGATAATTTAATTAGTATGTCTCCTTCTGTTTCAGAAGAAATCATAACGATGATTAGTAAAGATGAACCACGCAGAATATATTTATATAAATTCTTTTTTGACGATGACCAAAAGTTACAATCATCTTGGTCGTATTGGGAAGTAGCTGCTAACAAAACACTATTAGGTGGCAATGTACTAGATAGTGATTTATATACTTGTGTCGAATACTCAGATGGTGTGTACTTAGAAAAAACACAATTAAGACCTGAGACTGTAGATAGCGGTACAGAGTTTGAAATATTATTAGATAGAAAAACTACAGAAGCTGCTTGCTCTACATCTCTTATAAACTCAGGTGCGTTAGGAGTACAGACTGTAATTACCTTGCCATATCCTATGGCTGGTACAGGAACTATGGCAGTGGTAGGTAGGTTTGATTCAAACAATACTATTGCACATGGTCAAGTTATAAAAGCTACAGCTGAAACTCTTACAGGTGGAGCTAGTGGCAATGGAACTATGACTGTACCTGGAGATTTAAGTAGTGCAAAGTTTTTTGTGGGAGAAATATATAATATGACTTATGAATTTTCTACGCCTTTCCTAAAAGAAACACCACCTGGAGGAGGACTAGCTGTTTTAGGAGGGCCAAGATTACAGCTACGAACATGGAGCATTATATTTGATGAGACATCAAACTTTACTGTAAAGATTACACCTGGACAAAGAGATGAGTTGACGTATCCTTTTAATGGCTACAAGATTGGTAGCGGTCAGTTTCCAATAGGCACTCCTTCTCTAGCTACTAGCAAGTTTAGAGTTCCTGTTATGTCACAAAATATAGAAGCAAAAATTGTACTCTTTAGCGATTCTCCGCTACCTTGTAGAGTACAGTCAGCAGAGTGGGAAGGATGGTATCAAGAACGAGCGTCAAGATTATAAAGGCATATCAAAGGCCAGCTAAAATTGATGATGTCTCCTATGTAGGAATACACATGAGACAAGAAGATCAAGATGAATGTTTTGCTCATTCTGGCTTATCTTCTGTACAAGCATTGTTTGAATGTTTTTTTACAAGCAATCCTTGTATGACTATGATTAGCAGACATGGAAACCCTATGGGAATGTGGGGAATAATTAAGCAACCTAATAAATCTGGTCAGGTATGGATGCTAGGTTGTGAAAATATGCTTGAAGATAGTAGAGACAAACGTGAGTTTTTAAGGCAATCTAGGATAGAATTAAAAAAATTACACAAAGAGTTTCCTGTTTTGTTTAATTACATAGATGCAAGAAACACAGTTCATCTTAGGTGGTTAGCGTTTATGGGGTTTACCATAATAAAAAAACATGAAACATTTGGGTATGAAGGCAGACCCTTTTATGAATTTGTAAAAATCTAACTATGTGTAACGCAGTTGCTATTGGTATCTTTAGTGGAATTATGAGCATAGGTCAGTCTATTGCTGAAGTAAACGCACAGAATAGACAGATAGAGGCAGCAAATATGAGTGACCAGTTTCGTTATGAATATAATATGCTTTCCGCAGCAAATCAAAGAAACTATGAAGATAACCAAGCTGCATTAAGAGATGAACAAATGTTCCAGAATCAAGAATTAGCATTAATAGCAGAGGCAAATAAGATGAATGATGCAAACTTAAAGATAAGACAGCTACAAGAAAAGGCAGCCCAAGAAACTAGAGAGGCAACTTTAGAAGCTAGAGAGCAGAAAGGATCAATACTGGCGACAGGAAGGATAGGAGCAAATATTGCTAATTTACTTGCAGATGTTAACGCAGAGTTAGGTAAATACGATTATTACACAGATGAAAACTTGGCTTTTGCTACAGCTGGAATACAATCAGAGAAAAGAGGATTTATTTCAGAGCGTGCAAGCAGAATTGCTAGCATATCTCCATACCTTAAGAAAACTATTCTTGATCCTATGAAACCTGTACCTAGACCAAAAGTAAGTTTAAGTCCATTTTCTATAGGTGCTGGCATTATGAGTGGTATTAATGCTGGCGTTAACTATGCAAACATGACTGGCTAACTATGGGAATTTCTTTAGGCAAATCAACAGGCGATAGCAGCCGTAAGACATCGAAAAGAGTATTAAGTCAATATGGTGTTGACTCAACTATTGTCACTAAAGGCTTAACTCCTCCAGGACTAAAAGTATCTGCTCCTATTGTTGACACTTACCAGCAAGTAGAGAGGATGAACGCACCTCAGTTACAGTTAGGCCAGTTTGCTGATATGAGTGTAGGGTTTGATAACTCAAAAGACTTACAAAACCTAGCTAACTCACTTGGTCGGTTTAATAATGAATTAGGTAAATTAAGTAGCAACCTTGCAACAAGAAAGAAAAAAATAGAAACAAAAGCAAAAAATTATACTAAAAGTTTAGCGTTACAAAATTTTGGCAGCAATAAATCAGCTGTAGAAATATTGCAAGATACTAGGCAGGGTTTAGAAAAAGTTATACAAAGCGAAACTTCAAGTATTGAAGAAAAGAAAGCAGCGACTGAAAGCCTTGATTATATAGATTCAAGAAACAATATACTAATACCACATCTACAGTCGCAAAACAGAATAATAAATATACAATCTAACGCTGCTACTTTATCTAGCAAAGCTGAAGGTGCAATGGTTATAAAAGATGGAATAGAAGTGCCGTTAAGCTCATTAAGACCTGACGATCCTGCTTATTTAGAATGGAGAAAAAATGCAGTATATGGAGATGGTAGTGGTGGAATTATACCTTTAACTGAAACAGAAGGTAGCGAAGTATCTGCTACTGTTGTAGCTGCTTATGCAAATGATACAAATAGACAGCAAAAAGCAGTTATAGCGTACAACAAAGAAGTGTATGAAAGCGAATCTTTAGTGTCAATAGATGCTTACGCAGCAATGCACTTAAAGAAAAACAACTTAGATGAAGTTGTTAGAGGTCTTAATGCAATATTAGATGATTCACGCTTTGTACAAATATATAGAACAAAAGAAGAAAGAGATAAATTTATTGAGAAATTAGTTGCGCAATGGAAGAACGCATTATTTGTTAATGGTCAAGATACAGGGGTGTTTTTAGATGAAGATGAGGCATTTGAACCCTGGCTTAAAATAATGACAGGTAAGAAAGAAGATAGATTAATAATAGATAATGATAAAAATTCTCCTACTTATGGAGAGCAAATAATTAATACAAAATTACTTTGGCATAAAAGTTTTCAGCCAGGTTGGGAGGCTAATACAAAATATACATACAGCCAGGAATTAGCTAATGCTAGAAATCAACAAAAAACGACAGTAATACAAAAAGGCAATAACAGTATAGATAAAATGTTTACAGAAGAAATATTACCAGAGTTAAAAAAGATAGATGAATTAGCAGCAACTATAGAAGGTGGATTTGCTTCTGATAGAGTACAAACAGAATTAACTAAAATAAAACAACTATTTGAAGAAAGAAAAAACGCTATAATAACTAACGTGCCTATTAGGTTTCAAGAAGAGGTATTAAGTTATGCAAACAAAAAGATAGTTACAAGTGATGGTTTGTTATTTGGGCCAGAAAGAAAATTACTAGAAACACAATTAGGCAAGGAATATACACAGATATTTCTTAACCCACAGAAAGCAGTTGCATTTAGGGCTAAAGTTAACAAACTTATGGCATCTGGTGCTATAGATGTAAATGTTGGCATGAACTTAATTAATAGAACTAATACTATCGTTAGCGAAATAGCGCAACCAAACCAAGAATTTGCAGCAGATATTATTAAAAGAAACTTAGATAAGTTCGCCAGTTCTAAAGGAAAAGGTTACTTCTATGAATCTCCCTCTCCTGGAGGATCAGAATTTATTTTAGAAGAACAGTTAGAACTTAGTAATGCAGAACAAAAAATGACAAATGGTGCAAATAAAATAATAGAAGAAGGATTAAAGAATAATAAAAGCACACAAGTTATTAATACAGAACTTACTAAATTCTTCCAAGAAACTGATTTTGGTTTAGTTAGTAAATATCAAGGTAAAAATTTAGATGGAGAAATACCAAAGGCATTTGACTCAATAGATGATTTTAAAAGAAGATTTATAGGTATAGAACAAAGAGGAAAGATTGACAGGAAAGAAGGTACACAGTTAGTAACTATGTATAAAAGCGAAATACCTATGTTTCCCAAAGAAGATTTAGAAAAATTATTAGATGATTGGAATACGAATGGAATAGATGGTATCGACAAAGACGTTAAAAAAATGCTAAGAGCATTAAAAAAATACAATGGTGTAACTCCATATCAATTTTTTAATAATCAATTATTTAAATATGACATTCCTTTATCAGAAACAATGATAAATGACATTGATGGATTTAATAAAAAATATTCAAAAATAAATACCAACACACCAAAGCCTCCTAGCTTTATACAAAAAATTGCAATGCTTCCTGTCGAACTATTGCTTGGTGGATCTGTTATGGCAGGAGAAGTTAACAATAATCCTTATAACTACATCCCTGCCGAAGGTACACAAACAATTCCTAGTATGTTAAAGATTGCACTTACTTCTGATTTTACAGAAGATGAAGCAGTAATAATGGCAGCTATAGGAATGGCAGAATCTAGTGGTAGACCGCACGCACACAATACAGAAGGGAATGATAACAGCTACGGATTATGGCAAATAAATATGTTAGATCAACCTGGATTTATGATGGGAGAGGAGCGCAGAGTTCAACTTGCGTTAGACTCAAATGAGCAGCTGTTTGATCCGTTAGTTAATGGCCGAGCAGCCAAGTATATCTATGATATGCAAGGTTTCGGTGCATGGACAGTTTACAAGACAGGTGCTTATAAAAAGTACTTGCCAGCTGCCCAAGAAGCTCTTAATTCACTATCTAATTAATCATGCCTTTTGAAGAATATACAGACGAGAACGGAGACAAAAAAATTCGCTACGTTGCTCCAGAAGGAACAATATCTAATGAACAAAAAGAAGGATTCCAAGAAAGTGAAGGTTTCGACTTAGGCGCATCTATAGGCAGAACATTTGGGCAAGCTGGTAGAGACATTGTGCAAAACTTATATGATTCTGTTTATGACGAGATAGCTACATACGATCCATTTAATTTAGAAAATATAACTGACGCATTTGATATAAATAAACTTGGTGCTACTGAAAAATCATCAGACAAACCAGGAATAATAGGTAGAGCATTTAATATGCAACCTACCTCTTTTGAGAACCCAGACGCAGATATACCTTTCTTAGGTAAACCATTTGACAATGTTGCGCAAAATAATGCAGAACACATGATTGGTGGATTACTGGCTTCAATAGGCCAGTTTGCATTAGTTGCTAAAGGATTAAAAGCTAAAGGTGTCAAAGTTCCGCAAGTGCCTTTATTCAAAACAAGAATGAAAACTAAACTTGCAAGTAAAGCACCTGGAGTAAAAGGTTTCTTTGATAGAACGCAAGGTAGATTTATACGAGGTGCGCAAGAAGGTTGGCTTCCTGGTGCAATAAATGACTTTGCTATAGAAGATCCTTGGGATGGCAACATGGTTAATTTGCTTGCTAGTGGAGTACCTGATGGAAAATTAAAAAATTTATTAAATGAGTTTGCAGTTACAGAAGATGATACGCTTGCAGAAGCAAGGCTAAAGAATGGAGTAGTAGGCACACTTATAGCTGGCCCATTATTAGGAGGCTCACTAGAGCAATTAGGAGGCGGCAAAAGAGAAACCTTAATAATGTTTGATGCTATTGCAGATTACTTTACTAAAGGTGCAAAGGTTGCTAAGAAAGCAAACAATGCCAGAGGTATAAAAAATCCATTTAAAGAACTTACAGATCAAGAAGCAGCAAATGTAGAAATCACAAAACTTACAGGCAGAGAGAAAAAATCAGCAACAGAACAAGCGATAGAGATTATTCAAGAACAAGATAAAATACAAAAGGCAAAAGATTTTCCAGGTACAAGCGGACAGCAACTTAACACAGATGGTATAGATCAAAGTGAAATAGAATTTAATAGCGCATTAAATGAGTTAGAACAGTCTAGAAAAAATTTAGAAGTAAAAGCATCAAGACAAAAATTTATAGCTGAATCGACAGGCGGTATAGATGAAACAAAAAGTTTAGATTTGCAACCTGTACCTAGCTCACAACTTGCAACTATCGGAGTAAATGAAATTGCTGTAAATCCACAAAGGTTTCAATTTAAACAGGCAGGACAAACAAAAACTGGACAAAGTGGATCTTTAGGCTCAATAACAAAATATAATACTGATTTAGCTGGTGTTGTAAGTGTATGGAGAGATCCAGCTGACGGCAGAACTTATGTTGTTAATGGGCATAACAGATTAGCAGCAGCAAAGCGGCATCAAATACCAACTATAAACGTAAGGTATCTTGATGCTCCAGATGCAGCGACTGCAAGAGTAAAAGGTGCTATGCAAAATATTGCAGAAGGTAATGGTACAGGTGTTGATGCAGCAAAGATAATTAGAGAAACAAAGATGGGCGCAGAAGAAATGGTGCAGCAAGGTATTAGCCCTAGTGGTGTAGTTATGAAGAAAGCTATACCTTTGTCGAAACTACCAGCAGGATTATTTGACCAGGTTGCTACAGGAAAACTTACAGAAGATATGGGTGTAGCAATAGGCAGTAGCAATGCGCCCGATCAGGTAATGTTTGACTTAGCAAAAGCTGCAAAGAAAAAAGGTTGGAGTGCAGCTAAGACAGCAGAAGCTGGATTAATAGCAAGACAGTCAAGCGTATTTGAAGTAAAAGATCCTAATGCTCTACCTCTTCTTGGTTATGACACACTTATTACATCCAACTTTGAAAAGCAACTTAATGTACGCATTGCAATTAGGCAGCAATTAAGATCAGAAATAAACGCATTAGGAGTTGCTGCAAACACAAAGAAAGCAGGAACATTAACAGATGCAGGAAATGTTATTGATGTTGATGCAAGTAAAGCTGCAAGAGATGAATCGCTCCAGGGAGAAATTGTATTTAACAGACTTGTTGGAACAGAAGGTAAGTTAAGTGATCTAGTTAATGACTTGATAAAAGAAGTCAAAGGAAATAAAAAAGCTGCTACTGTCGTACAAGCAAACATACAAAAAATAAAATCAGTACTAAAAGAGGAAGCAACACTTGCAACAACTAAAAAACAAAACGTACAAAGAGGAAGAGAGAAATTATCAGAAAAAGAATTAGATAATATTTACGGAACAGATCGTGACCAGGGCGATTTAGACCGCAGACAGGAAGCCTTGCAACGAGACGAAGAATTTGCAAGAACGAGTGAAAAAGAACGTATGGATAATTTGGAAATATATAGAGTTGGTTCTGTGTTTAACGAATCAGATCAATATTTAGCAACAAGAAAAGCAGAATTAGAAGCGCAAGGCTATCCGCTAACAAAACGTCAAATATCAAATATTAAAAACAAAGCAATAAAAGGAACTGGTATAAAACCAGATTATCCAAATCAAGCTGTTGAACAAGATTATTATATAAAAACATACAGAGAATATGTAAAAAAAGATATAGAGCTACACTCAACAAAATTCTTAGAAAGCATATATAAGAATGGAGAAGAGATAGGAGACGAAAAACTAGCTCAAGCACAAAAAGAATTAGAGGACATATACGGCAAAGCTCTTACTGCGCAAAATAATTCAAGGCGTATGGTAGAAAACTTAGAATACAATTTTATTATTGAAGAACAAAAACGTAGAGCAGGAGTAACTAACAACCCTACAGAAATAAATAAAAAGCCAGATACATTTAATGTTAAACAAACAACAGAGACAGTAGCTACAGGCACATCAAACATTGTTAGAGAGCCAGAACTACCTAAAAGACTGAAAGGAGCTAAGTCCAGGTATCGTCAGATGCGTGTATCTTTTGATAATGACATTGATAAAGCTGTTTATATAGTTACTAAACGGCCTAACAGGAGAACAATCGTAGAATTTGAAGGTGGTAGTAAGAACAATCCAGATTACATAAAGTTTTTAATGGATGATAATGGCTTTACAGAGCAGGATATTATTCGCATAGCTGATAGTTTGTATGATGATTTTAAAGCTAACTACAGAGAAGGCGTAGAGTATGTAGCTCAAGCTGGTTACAAGTCACTAGGTTACAAGTCAGGACAGCTAAGTTTAGATCCACTTAACGGAATAAACCCAATACATAAGAGATCCTACGGAACACTAGGTAACGACTATACAGGCATGAATATGCTGAACTATAGAGAAAAATTCGAATTGTTAGAAGAAATACAAAGAATGGCTGGCAAGGATGTAAACGTACAATTTGTAGCAGAGTTAGAAGGCACACTTACTGCTAAACAGGCAGCTGACTATGGATTAAAAGAAGGCGATACATATAGTGCAGCTGGAGAATTTATTGCTGGTACAAATCCAGCAGATGATTTAATAATGATTTCTATGTTTAGTAAAGGTGGATATAGAGGTTTTGGTAAGCTGCTAAGAACTGCTTTTCACGAATCATTCCATAGAATACAAAACAGATTACTAAGCAATGCAGACAAGAAAGCTCTTATAGCAGGAGAAAAAGAGATAAGAGAGTTAGCTGCTAAGACTATGCCAGAGTTTAGAGACAGCATCCTCGATGGCACATTAGGTAGGCAAGAGATAGAAGCTATAGCTTTTAGTGATTGGTATATGCGTAATACTGATTATCCAAAGGCAACCTGGGCAGAACCATTTAAAAAAATTGCACAGATTATTGAACGTACAGGTAACTTCTTAAAAGGTAGAGGTTATCAAACTTGGGATGACGTATTTGAAAGATCAATGCGTGGAGAAACAGCAGAACAAGCTGTAGCAAATGACTTAATTGCACCAGCTACGCAACTTGCTATTGATCCTCCAGATCCAGATAAATTAGCTAACGAAATAAACAAAAATATAAACGCAATAAATAACGGAGATATGACTATAGAAGAAGCTCTTAAGAACCAGGCAGCAGATGAACCTAGAAGATTGATTAGTCGTAGTGGTAAAACACAATATATAGAAACTCCTAACGAACAATTAGCTGCGTCTTATAAAGCATTTAACGATTTAATATATAACCTTACATTTGACAGGGCAGAAGCTACAGGAATAGCAAATCTTGATAGAGCTATGTTATTTAACCAAGCTGTAGATAAACTAAAAATGGATGGTGGAGATTCAGATGCAATAATATCAAGCGTAGAAAGGGCGTTAAAAGGAGATCCAAGATCAGCAGATGACCTAATAGCTATAGCTACATTGCAACTGCAAACAGACATTGTAAGAAACAAGACAGGAATACAAAGCCAGGCATATTTATCTGCACCAGAATCAGAAAAAGGTGTTGAATTACAAAGATTAAAAGCAATGTTAGGAGAGCAACTAAAACTAGATGTTGCATATATGAGCGTAATGAGAAAGACAGGTCAAAGATTAAGTATGGGTAAGTTAATGTTTAGAGCAGATGACGTAGATTTATCTGACTTACCTAGCGAAGTAACTCTTAGAAAAGGTACGTCTAACGAGGCTGGTGCAAAAATATTACAAGATGGCTTTGACGTTACCCAGGAGACAGGTTCTATGGGTCAAGCTATCTACTTTACCACTGACGAAAACAGTATAAGAGTAATGGATGGTTACGATAATGCAGAAATATATGGCGATTTAATTAACGACATAAAAATACTAGACCTATCTGCAATGAATAAAAGGTTAACTGATTTAGTAACTGACTTAGGGTTAGGCAAAGTAAAGAAAACTAAAAACGGATTAGAACTAAACCCTGCACAAATTGAAGCCATAAAAGCATATTTAGCAGATAGAGGTTATGCAGGAATTAGGTACGAACCTAGAGATACAGGTCGCCCTAATGCGCCAGCTGATGAAATAGCTATCTTTGACAATAATTCTGCCAACAGAATAGTAGGATCTGATGCAAGCGTGCCTCCTAGCGCAACTCCAGAAACGCCAAAAAGAACTTTATTAGAACAAGCTATTGCAAAATCAGAGGATTTACTAAACGACAAGTTAGATCCCGAATTACTAGATGCTATAGAAAGTGGAGAGTTAACACAAGAAGCAATAGAACTTGGAGATGTTATGGTAGCTATCTCTAACTATTCGCAAAAAAATAGAGGATTTAACAAGCACATATCTGACTTAATAGAGCAGACTCCTAAAGGTGGACTTACGCAAAGAAGATTACTTAACTTCTATCGAGGAGCAATACTATTATCGGGAGAAACTACTTGGAAGATGATGATAGGTGGTTTATACAGAGCAGCTACATTACCTGTAATACAGACTATGGGAGGCTTTACTAGAGGTGTAGGCCAATCTATGACAGGGAAAAAAGCAGAAGCATATAAAAGTTTTAGAAGGGCAAGGTTAGGAGCAATGATATATGGGCAGTACTACCAAAACTTAGGTAATGCTCTACGTCTTATGGGCGCAACAATAATGGAAAACGAAACCTTTGGTAACTTAGGTGTAGATCAGATGCAACTTAGAAGCAATAGTAGATTTAGCCCTGTAGATCAATTAAGTCTAGGGAGTGACGAAGTGCAAATGAGAAAGAAAAACGATATTTGGCACGCAGATCCAAACAATAAAAACTTTCTTGCTAATGCTGCATTAAGAGTTATAAGCGCAGTGCCAAAGGTTACAGGTCGTTTAGCTGGTGGCGTAGATACATTTATGAGTTCATTAGTTGGGCCAAGTATGGAATATGTCAGATTTTTAGACCAGGAGTTATATCATGCGGAGACAGTATTAGGTATGCGCCCTGGATCTGATGAAGCATTTAACTATGCAAGTGATAGGGCTGTTGAGTTAGTTAAGGCAGAGATGGTAGACGTAACACTTGCTAATGGCAAAA